ATTTTATAAAGGAAAATATCAATGTAAGTTCCCTGAGAAATATAAGGGAGATCCGTCAGATATTATTTATCGTTCCAGCTGGGAACTAAACTGCATGTCATACTTTGACAAGAACCCAGATATTCTTTGGTGGGCTTCGGAACCTTTTCCGATAGGATATCGCTCACCGATCGATGGCAAGAAGCATCGATATTTCGTTGACTTTGTCATCCGAACTAAAAATAATGAAACAATAATGATTGAAGTGAAACCGCACAACCAAACCAAAGCACCCAAAGCGCAGAAACGATTGACCAAGAGATACCTTAACGAAGTTAAAACATGGGGAGTCAACCAAGCCAAGTGGGAAGCAGCAGGTGAATATTGTAAAGATCGTGGTTGGAAATTTCAAATATTAACTGAAAAAGAGCTGTACAAAAAGAATAAATAGTATCATAAAATGAGGATAATGATATCGCCACTATATTTGATGATTTACTAGACACAGGTGCCAGACAGGGGCAGATGCCTGCACGCACTCAAGCTGCTAGAGACTGGTTTAGGCAAAAGGCTAGAGAACAAAGAAGTGCTGCTGTTTATCCAGCAAATATAATTAAAGACAGCGATAGTAAAAAGGGAAGAGTCTTAATTGGTAGAATGTATCATTTTCAATATGAACCTAAAACAGCTGATAAATTACCATATTATGATAGGTTCCCACTGATCTTTATGGTCGGACCTGCACCTGGAGGATTCTATGGTGTAAACCTACATTATCTTCCACCGAAACTTCGGGCAAGATTAATGGACTCATTATACGAAATTAAAAATAATAGTCGTTATGACGAAACAACTAAACTTAGAATCTCTTATGAGATACTAAATAGTTCCAGTAAGTTTAAATTCTTCAAACCCACATTTAAACATTATCTCAGTTCTAATGTAAGATCTAAGTTTATTGAGATTAATTCTACTGAGTGGGATGTTGCTTTGTTCTTACCGACAGAGCGATTTATGAAGGCAAAGAAAACCAGAGTCTGGTCAGACAGTAGGAAAAGAATCTAATGGGATTTAATGTCAACACTATGGTATCATCGTTGAACAAGAGTGGCTTGGCAAAGTCATCTCACTTCGAGGTATTCATACAAGGCGGTGGCGATATAGAAAGTGAAAGACAACTATCATATCGTGCAGAAACTGCAGATATTCCTGGAAGGAGTATAACTTCAGTAGAGCATAAGTTTACAAATTATGGACCAATCAACAAAGTTGCATATGGTCAAGTTTATGGAGATATCACTGTTCAATTCCTCTTGAGTCAAGATATGAGAGAAAAAGAATACTTTGAAATCTGGCAAAACAAAATGGTTGGAACTGGAGCGTTCAGTCAAAATAACGGACAAGCATTTTATAACACAAATTATTTTGATAACTATGCTGGAACTGTAGAGATACGCCAATATGGTTCTCATGGAAACTTACATTCAATACACACCCTTAACGATGCATATCCGCTGATCATTAACCCGATAACTATGGGTTGGGGCGAAGATACTGCTGCTAGGTTGGGTGTAACATTCGCATACAAAAATTATAAGTGCCTATTTACAAAGCAAGATCAACCAGAAAAAGGGTTTGGCTTTTCGGTTCGACTTGGAACTGGTGGAATTAGCGGAAGTCTAAGCATACCGAAAATAGGAAACATCATAGGCGCATCTGGATTAGGTGGGCAGGTTACTGCTGCTGTCGGTAACATAAATAAAAGAGTTGCATCAATTAGAAGTGCGTTATCATTTTAATTATTCTATATAACTGGAGAATATCATGGCTTTACCATCAATATCTGCGCCCGAGTTTACAACGACATTACCGTCGACAGGGCAAGAGATAACATATAGACCTTTCTTAGTCAAAGAAGAAAAGATTCTTCTGATGGCTCTGGAAGGTGAAGATACAAAAGAAATCAACAGTGCTATTTTAAAGATTCTTAAAAACTGTATTATTAGCGATGTTGATGCAGATAAGTTTTCTACCTTTGATGTTGAATACTTATTTCTTAGACTTCGAGGAAAGTCTGTAGGTGAAAAAGTTGAATTGAAGATTGGGCACTCTCATGACAAATGTGCCTATCGTACTGAAATTGAAGTAGACTTAGATGAAGTGCAGTTAGCTGGTGAAATCAAAGACGGCAAAACTATGCTAACTGATACTATTGGCGTGAAGTTGAGATACCCTGCGTTGAGAGATATTAAAGCTGGACCGAAACAAGATGCAGCTGACGCAATGTATGATATGATCACCAACTGTATTGAATATATTTATGATGCTGAAGAAGTATATGCTGACTTTACCAAGAAAGAAATGCAAGATTGGATCGGAACGCTCAACTCTGCGCAATTTAAAAAGGTAACTCAGTTTTTCGAAGACATGCCGAAACTGTCTCACACTATAACGTGGACATGTCCGGAATGTGGTGAAGAAGATACTATTGTCCTGGAGGGGCTTGATAGTTTTTTTATCTAAGCATGGTACATGACTCGTTGGCGAATATGTACCAGATGAACTTCGCCCTGATGCAGCATCATAACTACAGCTTAACAGAGCTGGATAATATGATTCCGTTTGAGCGTGATATATATGTTACATTGTTAAAAAATTATTTAGAAGAACAAGAAGAAGCTAATAGGCAGAAAAAATAATGAAAGAGTTGTGGTATGTTTTAGGCGCAATGGCAGTATTTTTTTTAGGATTCAGTACAATAGTTTATCCAAATATCGAACACAAAGGCGGTGGTTATCAGAGTTCTTGTGTTGGTGAATGCTATGAAGAACTGAAAAGGAATCGTGAAATCGCAAAGCAGAAAGCAATCGAACTTGCGGCATACAACAAAGCAAATGGTATCGTAGTAGAAGCACCAGACCCAGGTGAGAAACTATGGGGCGGTTGTATGGGATGTCATGGTCAAAATGGAGAAGGTGGACTGGGACCCAGATTAGCAGGTCAAACATTCGACTATATCTCTGGTAGACTTATTACATACAAAGGTCGTGGTACAGTTGGAAAGCAATCAAACATGATGTGGTCACAAGCATCAGCATTAAGTGATCAAGACATTGATGCTGTGTCGAAATATATAACGGAGAAATTATAATGACTGAAGAAACTGAAGATAAAAAAGTATTCCACCCAGCTGACACAAATGGTGATGGTAAAGTAAGTGCAGCTGAAGAACAAATGTATTTAGAATTTAAAAGAAAAGAACTTGAAGACGCAGACGCTATGCGAGATGCGCAAAGGAATATGACATGGTTCGCACTAGGCGGTCTGTTACTGTATCCCTTTGCTGTTGTACTCGCAGCATTAGTTGGTTTGGATGAAGCGCAGAAAACATTAGGCAGTATGGCACCAACATACTTCGTTTCTGTTGCTGGTATCGTTGCTGCTTTCTTTGGGTTCCAAAACAAAAAGAAATAGGTGTATAGATGGCAGATCTTCCAGTAGTAAATGCTATTGAAGAGCAATCCGAAAGGGATGTAGCAAATAGAGAAACTCTACAGCGCAGTTTCAGAGGAAGTCTTGGTGCGCTCGGGACTAAGATGAGGGCGCAGACCGATGTACTTACTAGTATTGCGGACACTATGGATGCTGCTTATAATATTGATCAGCAACAACTACTGGTAGATGCAGAAAATAGGCTTGAAGAAGCAAGAAGTGAAGAAGCAGAGAATGCGCAAAAGGATAAAGAAGCAAGCCTTGTTGGTAAAGTAAAAGGTGGATTGCTTGAAACGCTGAAGAAGGCATTTCTGGGTGGAGCACTAATAGGTACTGTTCTACTTATCAAAGATAATTGGGACGCCATCACAAACGCATTTGACAAGATAAAGCCAACCCTAATAGCAATAAAAGATAAAATCATGGAAGTGGCTGATGTTGCAATTCCTTTCCTGCTAGATAACTTCGACACCATAGCCAAAGCATTGGCTGTCACATGGTTAGCGTTGAAAGCGTGGAAAGGAATACAATTGATGATTAATGCTGTCAAAGCAATAAAAGTAGGATTCTTAGCGATACAAGCATCAACTCTTGCTGCTGGCACAAGGATGGGTAATCTTGCCGCATCTATAAGGGGATCATCTGTTGTGGCAGCAATAGCTACAGGTTGGGGAGCTTTGTCAGCAGGATTGGCTACTGCGGGAACAGCGGTCGCTGGGGTGGGTACAGCAATTACATCAGGAGCAGCTTGGGCAGCATTAGTAGCAAAAGCGGTTGCTTTTAAAGCTGCCATTGTTGCTGCTGGCGCAGCAATCGCTCCGATATTAGTTGCAGCTGCACCGATTGTTGCCATCGCAGCAGGTATTGCTCTTGTGCTTTTCGGTATAAAGAAAGCATTCGACGAAGCCAGAGCTGTATTTCAAGAAACTGGCTCAGTCTCGATGGCTATAACTGAGGGGCTGAGTAAACTGTTCGCTACGATTGTTGGGTTTGTTCCCGAGTTACTTAAAAGCGCAACCTCTTGGGTTCTTGGTAAACTTGGATTCGATGAAGCAGCAGAAGCACTAGACAACTTCAGCATAACAGACTTTCTTCAAAACGGAATATCCAACATATTCAGCAGGATGAGACTATTGTTTATGAAGGCAGTGAACGGAATCGTTAGCGTTGTTAATGGTTTGCTTGATTTCCTTCCAACATTTGGACCAAATACTATTGACCCAGTATTCAATATTGCCCAAGAAGAATTTAAAATTGCCGAGTCAAATCGTCTGCGAAATGAACGGCAGGCACAGCTAGATGCGAAACAACAAGAATCAACTGATGCGAAAGATGTTATAGAAGGATCAGTTGGGGCAGGAGCAGGTGCTACAGGAGCAGAGGTCAATGCACAGTCTGCTGAGGCTGCTGTTGCAGCTGGGAACATAGTAGTGACGACAGTCGCTCCTACTAATATTAATGCGCCAACTTCAACTAGTGTATCCAACCAAACTAATCTACCGCCAAGCGCAAGTAGATCTAGAAATATGCGATATGTAGCTGGGCGGAGAGTGTACGCATAAAAAAAAGGGGAGCCGAAGCTCCCCCAAACCTACCAAGAGAATCTTAATCCTCTTCAGCTAGTTTCTCAAAGAACGATAGACTATCATCTTCCTCATCCTGAGCAGGAGCTGCAGCTACTGGAGCTGGTTTAGC